AACCCGGCGCTCCGCCCGTCGCGCTGCCCCGCCCCGAAGGCTTCGCCGTGGTGGGCGCCCCCGCCGCCCCCACCGCGGGACGAGAGGCGTACGCCCTGATCCTTGAGCCAGGACTCGCCGCGGCGCTTCTTCGCCTCCATGATCGCGTTCGCTCCGACGACGACCAGCGCGGAGCACTGGTCGTCGTCGCGCTCCGCCTGAGCGGCGATGGCGGCATCGCCGGAGGAGATCGCGAGCCCCCTCGCGGACTCGATCGCAGCGCGCTCGCGCTCCCTCGACCTCCTCAGCCGTTCGTGAAGTCCAACCACGAAACCCTCGGCGTAGCTCCGGCCCTCGCCCCTGAACGCGCCTCCGTACTTCATCCGGGCCAGGGCTGCGATCAGGACGCTCCACTCCTCGAACAGCGCCGCCGCGTCACGCGCGTCCTCGGCCGGCCCGTAGAAGAGGAGCCGAGTCGCGCGGTCCGCGCGCCCCCTCGCATCGAAGACGAGATTCCCCGTCTCGCGCGAGCGGCGTTCCACCTGGCCGTCGATGTAGACGCCGACCGTGCCGACGACGGCGACAACCGCCCATGCAAGGGAACCCTCCCACGCCGAGAGGTTGCGGCCGGACGTGAACCCGCCCTCCTGTGCATACTCCGTGTCGGCCGCGATCTCAGACGGCGTTCGCTTCGCGCCTTCGCCGAGGTCGCTCTCCGTGAGCTGGTGTCGCAGCATCAGGCGGCGAGCAAACTCGAGCGCGCTCGCAGCCTCTTCCTCCGTGGTCCCCGACCCGTCCTCCGCCTTCGCGAGGATCGCCGAGATCCGACGCTTGATCTTGTCGATGTCCGTCATGGTCCGTTCTCCGTTTCGTTGGTTGATCGAGGGGGGCCCGTTCGCCCCCCCCTCCGTGGGATGGTTCTGGCTCAGGGTTTCTTCTGGGAGTGTGTACCTGTTGAAACCCCGAGCCCAATTCGGTGGCAAGCGCGCACTTCGGACCATCTGTGCCCCGAAAGCCGCTCCTTGGTATCAGGAAAGGCGCACTTGCACTATGTTCCATAAAAGGATAGACACGCATGAAGCGCGAGACCGGCGCAGTCCGCCTGCGACATGTAGTAGTCGCGGACTCGCCGTTTCGGCGGCGACTGGATGCTGATCCATCCCCACGCCGTCCCCCTCCCGCCCCGCACGCTCCACGACTTCCCGGAGCGCGCCTTGAGGGCCGTGCGGATTCGGCGGATCGTCTCCGCGCGATCAAGGGGAGCCATCAGAACCCCTCCGTCTCGATGTCGACGTAGACGAACCCCTCGTCCCCGCAGTCGCGGCAATGCGGCAAGAGCCCCGTGCCGTCGCATTCGTCGCAAAGCTCGGAGATCGAGTCCCATTCGGCGACACCGATGAGGGCGTGCGAGTGGCCGTCCTCCAGGATGCGCCCTTCGCCCTCGCACTCCTCGCAGGGGTCCTCGTAGCGCATGGCGTCGCCGAGGCAGTGGCATCCGAGCCAGACGCCCGTGTCGGACAGGTCGATGTTCGCGGGGCGCTTCGTGTAGGTGGCCTTCATCGGGTCCACTCCTCCGCGCCCCACAGGCTCTCGCCCGTCCCGTACTCGTAGCAGCCCCCGCAGGTCGGGGCCGGGTTGCCGTCGACGTCGAGCCCGACGTAGAGGTTCGCGGGGGCTTCGCCGCAGACGTGGCAGGTCTCGATCGTGGTCTCGGTTGTCATCGGTCTCGTTCTCCGCTGTTGTGCCGGGCCCGTTCGCCCGACAGGGATACATTCGGCTGTCCCGGGCGTGGCGTCCACCCTTTTCCCGGAAAAACGTGGGGCTTAGAACAGGCTCCCCTGGGATGCCTCGTCCACGGCCTCCTCAAGGTTCTTGACCGCCTGGCGGTAGTAGGAGGGTTTCAGTTCGACCCCCATCCCCCGCCGGCCCGCCCGGACGGCGGAGTAGACCTCCGACCCGACCCCCATGAATGGGGTGAAGACCGACTCGCCGGGGTTGCTCCAGAGGACCAGGCATCGGTCGATCACGTCTAGCTGGAGCGGGTGGACATGCTTCTCGTCCTCCTCGTCTCGGGCCGCCTTGAAGGGCAGGACGCGATCGAGCCGGACGTCGTCCCAGAAGGCCGAGGCGTATTGTCTCCAGATCCAGTGGGAGAATCGGTTCTCGGTCTGCTTGCCAGTCCAGCCGCGGTATCTCAGGAGGTCGGCCGGGATCTCGCGCTCGCCCGCGTACTCCATCAGGCCAACGGGGTGAGCGATCGGGACCGCGTTCTCGCCGGAGCGCCGGAAGGCGAGCAAGTAGTCCGCCGACGCGACCGTGCATCGCGAGGAGTCGTCGACGATCGACTTGTGCGCGAGCGCCTTCGTCATCGTCCGGTTCCGAACCGTGAGCGGTTCCTTCCAGACGTGGTAGCGCGCGACGTAGCTCCACCCAAGGCGTTCGTGGAGCCGGATGATGTCGCCCGGGAAGTCCATTAGCGAGTCGCCCTTCCCGGTGTTCGACCGGGGGACGTCCATGCAATGGACGCACGTCATCCGGCCGGGCATCGTCAGCCGATGGATCGCACTCACGACGTACTCGTAGTGCTCCATGAATTGCTCGTAGCTGTCGCAGTTCGACAGGTCGCGCTCGCTGCTCGAGTAGTGGTAGAGCCCGGCGAACGGTGGGGAGTAGATCGAGAGCCCGACGCTTGCCTCGGGCAGCGTCGGCATCACCTCCATGCAGTCCCCGTTCCACGCGGCGTATTGATCGGTGATCGCTTGGTCCTTCACAGCCACTTCGGCACCTCCGGTTTCTGGTCGTACGTTTCGCTCGCGTCGATCTTGACGCTGTCGTTCATGTGCGCGACGAGGGCCTCGAACATCGCGTCGGCCTGAGCCGCCTTCCGTCTGAGGTTCTCCTTGACCCCCACCTCGCCCTCGGTCGCCACGATGTCCACCGTGACCGGCCGAGTCTGGCCGAACCGCCAGCACCGGCGGACGCCCTGGTAATACTGCTCGTAGGAGTGCGACGGGAAGAACGTGACGTGGGCGCACCCTTGGAGGTTGAGCCCCCACGCCCCGATCTTCGGTTTCGTCACCAGGACGCGGAGGCGCCCCTCGGCGAAGTCGAGAAGCCGCGACTCCTTCGCGTCGTCCGTGTCGGATCCCCGAACCTGGAGGGCGTCGGGTATGAGGTCGCAGAGAAGGCCGGCCTCGTCGTTCAGGTGGCACCAGACAAGCGCCTGGTCGCCGTGGTCGACAAGTTCCGCGACACGCTCGCACCGTTCGGCGATCGTGCGCCTACGCTCCGCGCGCTCCTCGGCGAAGTTCCGCGCGGGGAGATCGAACAGGAACCCCTCGGGCCGCGTCCGGGCCTCGACGAGGTGCTCGCGCTCGACTAGCTCGGGGAGCACGAACCCGTCGTCGGGATAGCCGAGGTCCGACGGGCGGCGACACGCGCGCGCCCACGAACTGACCCACCGCCAGAAGTGGCGCTCGGCGTGTCCCTTGAACCTCCACGCCATCCGCCCGCCGTAGGCGCGGTTCGTCGCGGTCGAGTTGCCCTGATCGTTCCGAAAGAACTTCCCGAGCATGTCCATGTGGCCCATCTCCCCGAGGGCCTCGGAGGACGTGCCGAGTTCGATGTAGTCGTTCGGCGCGGCGGTAGCGGTACAGAGGAGCCGATAGGGCATCTTCCGCATGAACGCGGTGATCTCCCCTCGGCGCACGCCCGCGAAGTTCTTGAGCACGCTCGACTCGTCGCAGACCATCCCCGCGAAGTCGTCGGGGGAGAACGCCGACAGGCGCTCGTAGTTCGTGACCACGACGCGCGCCGATGGGGAGCGCTCCCCGTCACGCGAGCGCTCCGCCTCGATGCCGAACTTCTCCGCCTCGCGGACAAGCTGGTGGGACACCGCGAGCGGCGTAGCGATCAAAACGGGGCGCCCGACCCGGCGCGCGACGTTCTCCGCCCACACCAGCGCCATGAAGCCCTTGCCCGTGCCGCAGTCCGCGAAGATACCGCCGCGCCCCTTGCGACACGCCCACTCGACGAGGTCGCGCTGGAACGGAAAGAGGGTGTCAGGCATCCACTCCGGGTCGAACCCGTGGTCGCCTCCGAGCTGGCGCTTGCGATCGAGGAATCCGTTGTAGTCCATGCCGAACATCCTCGGCACACGCGGGGCGCATCGTCCACCTTTTTCCTAGAAAACGGGCCCCCAGGAGACGCATCCCCCGAGGGCCCCTTCCGTTCGAGGCCCGGGATCCTAGCGACGAGCCGGGCCCGGCGATGCCCCGTGCTGGCGCCTCGAGCGGGAACGATTCCAGGGGTGGTCGGCCGACTGAGGATGAGCCTGACTCCCGACGCCCTCGCGCATCGCGCGCCGCCGGTCGCGCCTCCGCCGCGCCGATCGGGCCTTCTCGATCTGCTCCGGCGTGTGAGGCTTCCATTTCCCGGCCTTCGTCACGGCTTCCTCCGGGGCTTGCGGGGAGGGAGCCGGGGCCCGCCGCGGTTCGGCATCGCGATCCCTTGGCGGTGCGCCTGGGTGTGGACGGCGTGGACGCGGGAACGGACGACCCCGAGACGCCGGGCGATCGAGGCCATCGACTCGTCCGGGGGCGCGGATTGCAGCTCGGCGATCACGCGCATCGTCGCCGACCCGTTCCGGTTCGGGACCTCGACCCCGTGCTCCATGCATGCGGCGTAGACCGTCGTCAGGGAGCACTTCTTGTCGCGTGCCACCTTGGCCGGGGGCGTGCCGGCGGCTACAGCGTCGGCGATCTGGCGCCGCCTCTTGCGGCGCTCTTCGTGGGTCATCGGCATAGTCGATAGGGCGCGCGGCCCGACCTATTCCAGACCGCGCGCCCTGTTCACTTTCGCCCCGGGCGGGGGCGGATGTAAACCCTTTTCCGGGGTTTTCGCCTACGGCTCGAGCACGTCCTCGCCGGGAACCGGCTGGGCCCCGCTGCCGCTCGAGCCCATGCCCTCCTGCTCCGATGCGGCGGGGGCGGGGGCGGGGGCGGCGCCAGTCCCCGGCTTCTCGCAGGTCGCGAGGCCCGGGATCGTCCAGGGCGAGCCCTCGCGCTCCAGGTAGAGGGTGACGACCGAGCCGGGCTCGAGGCCCGCGGCCGTGTGGCCCCAGGTGACGAGGATCTCGTTCCCGTCGGCGTCCTCGAACATCTGGCCGTCCTCGACGACGGCCTTCATCGTGGCCTGAGTCTGCATTGCCTTTCTGTCCTTACCGCCTCCCGTACGTCTTCGCGAGTAGGGCCGCCCGACGCGATCTCCCGAGGGGGTGGGAGCGCCGGGAGGCCACAGCGCCCCCGTGGCGGGGGATCATCGCCGGACGGCGATCAGGGGCCGCCGTCGATCTCGTCCATCGCGGCCCGGAGCGCGCGCGCCGCCTCGAAGAGCATCTCGCTCGCGCGGGTCCAGTTGACGGAGTCTCCGTCGACGACGGTCTCGGCGAGGTAGCCGGTCAGGCGGGACGCGAGCGCGCGCGCCTGGGTGTTCGTGAGCCCGCCGACCCGGACCGCGTCGTCGATCTGGATGGCCGGCTCGCCCGACGACGCCGAGCCGGCGACCTCGAGCGCGGAAGCGAGCGCGCGGAAGTCCTCGACCGAGGCCCCGCCCTCGACGACCGCGACCTGAGCGAGCGCGGCCAGCTCGAGCGCGGATCGGTCACGGTAGGAGGCCCAGGCGGAGTCGCTCATCTGTTCGTAGTCCGAGGGGCTCACGCACGACGCGATGGCGGCGAGGAGGGCGGCGAGCAGGATCAGGGTCTTCATTATGCGAGGCTCCGGGCTAGGTCTCGATGTACCACTCGGTCCCGTCCGACCAGACGGTGTACGACGTGAATTGCGCGGTGAACGGAGCGAGCGACGTGGCCCCGTTGATCGTCTCCGAGCCGTCGCCGTCGATCGTGACGCTGTTCGGGCCGGAGTCCTTCTTGACGAACGTGAAGCGCAGCCCGGTCGCTGCGGGCGGGAGCGTGGCCGTGACCGACCCGGCGGTCGTGTCGATCGTGTAGTGCGTCGCCTCTTCTTCGTCGGCGGTGAACGAGGCCGTCTTCGCAGAGACGCGCGTGACCGGAGAACCAGGGTTCGCGAGCGGCCACATATTCAGCCACGCATTGTTCGCCGCATTCCGCATCTTGAGGCGCCCGGTGGTCGTGTCCGCCCAGAGCTGGTACGCCGCTTTTTTCGACGGCTCCGTCGCGCCCGAGAAGTGCGTCAGGAGCGCGTCGAGCGCGCCGTTGATGTAGACGCGCGAGTCCGAGAGCGGCGTCTGCGGGTACGGGATCGGGTTCGGGGCTTCGTAGCTCTGGGACATGGCGCAGGGTCCTATCGGTGGGCGACGCGCACGCGGTTGACGCGGAGCTTGCGGGTGGCGGCGGCGAGGGAGATCACGCGCGCTCCGTAGCCGAGCAGGTTCGTCCCGACGGGAAGCTCCGTCGTGTGCGAGGCGATCGCGACGCCGTTGTAGATGAAGGTCACGCGCGAGTCGGCCTCGAAGAGGATCTCGAGCGTGTAGAAGTCGTTACCCGAGAGGGGCGTCGCCGTAGCCGTCACGGTCGGGGTCGCGGAGGCGTTGCTCGTCACCGCCCGCCAGAGCCGGTCGCCCGAGTGGACGGTGTCGTCGTAGAACAGGGCCGCGCAGCGGATCCCTGTCGGCGACGTGATCGCGTCGGGGCTCGCCGAGAACGTCCCGATCCAGAGCCGCGAGTTTCCGACCGCGCCGCCGAGCCGGCCGTCGATCAGGACCGACGGATCCCAGTCCGGGACGAAGCGAACGAAGGTCGAGATCAGGCCAGCCGCGGTCCCGGCGCCGCCCGCGGTGGTGAACCCGATCAGAGGCCGGCCCGAGGCGGCGGCGACGTCGTCGTTCGAGAGCGTCCCGTCGAGGGTCGGCGCCGGCTCGCCGAGCGCGGACATCGTCGTCGCGCCCGGGTCCTTGAGGATCTGCGTCACGCGGCCGGAGAGCGAGTCGCGGACGTGGGCGATCCGGTTTCCGCCGGCCGTCGATCCGTCGCCGAGGTAGATCCTCCGCTCGTCGGTCGTCACGATCAGCTCGCCCGCGGCCGGGGTGACGTTGCCCCGGTCCCGGATGCTGCCCCGCTTGTGGCGGACCTCGGACACGCTAGAACGTCCCCCCGTCGATGATCTCGATCGGCTCGCGGAGCGCGACCGCGGCGCGCGTCAGGCGCACGTCGTAGCCGCTCGTCGCCCGCTCGAACGAGATTCGGAACTTGACGCTGCGGAGCTTGTAGACCCCGGGCCGGTACGCGACCCAGCCCGACCCCGGGCTCGAGGTCGTGCTGTAGGCCATCTCGACGACCATTGCGACGTTCGAGGACTCCCGCCACGTCGCGTCCGTGTGGAGGTCGTCCAGCGGGCCCTCCCAGCTCCACGACTTCGAGAGCCTCGAGCCCCACTGATCCTCCCGCGAGGAGATCGCCCCGCCTCCCGTCACGGACCCGGGGTGCGGAACCCCGTACTGAGTGTCGTCGTAGACCGGGAGGCCGCCGGAGAACACGGCCTTGGGATCCCAGGGCCGGGGGTGGCGCTGCTCCGCCTCCCAGCCGAATGAGACGTGAACCGCGCGAGCGTCGCCCATGACGAAGTCGCGCGTCACGTAGGAGGCGGAGAGCGCCGTCGTGTCCCAGGCGAGGGCGTTCTCCGCCGAGATCACCTGGAGGTTCGTGAGCGCCGGGGTCGAGCCGGCGGTCCAGCCGGCGTCCTCGATCGACTCCTCGAGCGCGGGGTCCTCGAAGTCCGAGAGGTCGAAGTCCATCGAGCCGAGGATCGCGTCCCCGACCTGCCCGTTCTCGTAGCGGATGCGAGCCCAGAGCGGGGGGTCCTGCCGGCCGTCGGCCGCGGCGGGGAGCCGGATCCAGTTCGCGCCCGCGTCGGCCTCCCCGGCCTGGGCCCCGATCGAGACCACCGGATCGCCGAGGACCCAGCCCCCCCGCCGGATCTCCACGGAGCCCGCACGGGAGCCCGCCGCTCGCGCGCCGAGCCGATAGGACGCCTTCCCCCCTCGGACGTAGCCGACGACCGAGGACGGGGCGACCAGGAGGTCCGAGCGGCCCTCGAGCCGGACGTGGTGGCCGGCGAGCCTCCCGAGCGCCGGGCGGGCCCCGGAGCGGCCGATCGGCTGGACCTTGACGCAGTACGTCGAGCCCACCACGACGTCCGGGCCGGCGACGGTCGCCTGGCGGGCCGCCGTCCCCCGGACCACCGCGACCTGCCGGAACGCCTCCGTGACCGCCCCGCTCATGTCGCAGGTCGCGAGCCAGACGGCGACCTCCCGGACGAGCCCGACTTCACCGGAGGCGAGCTGCCAGGAGACCTCGATCCGCGATGCAAAGGCCCCGGTTGCTGCGTCCGTGCCCGACCCGTCCCCGACGACGACCGCGAGCGGCGGAGAGGGGGCCTGCTGGTCCGTCGGGACGTCCAGCTCGGACACCGGATCGTCCAGCTCGGGGAACGTCGCGTCCTCGTAGGCGTCCGCGTCGTACTCGAGCGCCCGGATCTCCGTCTCGAACGTCATCGGGTCCTGGTCAGTGTCGAGGACCTCGAAGAGCTTCGTCGCCGTCGTCCGCGCCCCGAGGGTCCAGAGGTCCCCGTCGGCCGGCGTGAACGAGAACGCCGAGGACACCGTGATCAGCGACCCCGCCCCGTACGTCCCCGATCCGGTCGTGACCTGCCGGACCTCGATCTCGTCCGTCTGCCCGTTGCGGACGGCGAGGTAGTACGTCGTCGCCGCGGCCATCGTGACCTCCCGGTCAAGGATGACCGTCGAGGTCGACGGGCTCCCGGCGTAGGCGGCACCGGAGTACGCCCAGAGCGGGAGGTCGTGCGCGACGTAGATCACATCGCCGGGCTCGACGAACGCCGCGTCGGGGAGCGCCGTGAAGCTGATCTCCTCGAGCAGGAGGTGGGAGACGTTGAGCAGCACCCTCAGCTCGCGCTTCGCCTGGGACCTTCGCGTGACACCCTCGAACGAGAACGCCTTGTGGCGGAGGTTGACGGTCGTCGTACCGTCGTTCGCGGTCGGGTGCGCGTCCTGGACCGGCTCGCGCTCGTAGTTTCGCGCCCGGTCGAGGATCTCCGCGCTCGCCGAGTTGAATCGACGCGAGGAGCTGACCGACTGGAAGCTGTAGGTTCCCTCCTTGATGTTCGCCGACGTGAACATCGCGACCGGACTTCGGGCCGCGGCGTAGCGCGCGCGGATCTTCCGCCCGACCTTGACGATCGACCCGCGCCCCGCGTTCGCGACCTTGGCGACCTGGTCCCAGCCCGTCTCCGTGGAGCGGTCGAGGACGAGGTCGGCTGACATCCGGGTCTCGCGGCCCTCGCAGGTCACGGTGTCCGAGCCCGTCGTCCAGCTCGTCGGGGACGGCGGGACGGCGACGACCGATGACGGCCAGGGGACGCGGATCGCGTCAGCCGTCGTATCCGCCGCCACCTCGCGCTCGACGATCTCGTAGCTCGCGACGTCGAGGATGTCCTGGGCCCAGGCGTGCCCGCTCGTATCCGTCCCCACTAGCTTGATGAGGTAGCCGACGAGCATGTGCGGCGGGAGCGTCGAGGCGGAGAACGGGAAGTCGGAGACGATCTCGAGGAACCCGTCCGGGTAGAGCGTGTCAAGGTCCGACCCGCTCGTCCACGTCCCGTACTCCAGCCGCTTGACCGTGAAGGTGCTCCGCTGGTCGTAGAGCAGCTCGTCGCACCAGTCCGCCCAGAGACCGAACGAGGGCCAGTCGATGTCAGCGAGCGAGAACGTCGCGCCCATCCCCCATCGCGCGGTGAGCGTGAGCGCCGTGAGCCAGGCGGGGTTCGAGGTCCACGCGAGCGGCGTGTTCGGGCTCGTCCGGTTGACGCCGTCCCAGATCGGAGCGAGCAGCCCCTTGACCGGGACGAGCACCTCGGGGCGCTGCGTGTCGATCTGCTCGTCCGCCTGGATCCGAAGCCCGAGCAGCGCGGTCTCGGGGTACTCCAGCTCTTCGTCCTCGACGACCGTGAGCGACTGGAACGTCAGCTCGTCGCGGCGATCGACGCCCTCGGCGACGAGCGTGCGCCGCTGGACCTGGATCCGGTACTTCGACGCCTTCGGGACCTTGACCTCGTTCCCGTCGAGCACGAATCCGGCGTGAGAGACGACGCCGCCTGAGCCGGAGATGTCGAGGTCGAGGCCATTCCCCGAGAGGTCTGTGAACGTGCCCGCGGTGTAGGGGCTCACGTCGGTCCCCGCCCCTGTGAGCCCGGTAGCGTCCGCGGCGTTCATCGACCAGAGCGCCATGATGAACGCCGAGCCCGGTCCGCTCGTCGCGCCCTGAGTCGGCGTGCCACCGTTCCAGGCCGAGGAGACGTCCCCCGAGGTCCACTCCCGCCGGTACAGGCGGACCTCGTCGTACCGGAGGCCCGAGCGGCCGGTCAGCATCTGATTCGCCGTCGCAAGCCGGAAGGCCGGGTCGGTCTGAGGAGAGTTGACGCGGGGGACGTCGTTCGTGCCTCCGCCCGACCCGAGCGTCGTCCGCGTGATGACGAGCGCGCCGTTGACGTAGACCCGCAGCCGGCGCTCGGACCCGATCTCGCGGTAAGTGAGCACGATCTGGAGGTTCTGGCTCGCGCCGCTCGAGATGGTGAAGATCGAATTGGCCGTGAAGCGGTTCCAGCCGAACTCCTCGCCGCGCGCGTTCGTGCCGCCGTCCTGGCCGTGGCCTAGCTCGACCTCGATCCCGACGGTATCCGCCGTCGCCCCGCCGTTCGTGTCGTAGAGCTTGACCGCGAAGCCGCGCAGTGTGCCGGCGGTCGGGGACGTGATGTTGTACGACCCGTTCGCGTCCGTGCCGACGCTGCTCTGGATCCACGACCAGACGACGCGATCGTCGCCCGCCGGGGTCGACTCCGCCGCGCCCTGCGTGTATACCGCGTTGACGACGCAGGTGAAGGCGTTGACCGACTCGCCGACCGTGAATCCGTTGTTCAGCCCGTTGAGGTTCGTCGTCGCCAGGAACCCGAAGTTGCACTCCATCGCCTGGCCGAGCGAGGCCGGCGTGTAGGTCGATGGGTCGGCGAGCGTCATCGGGAGGAAGCGCGCGAACTCGCCCTGAATCTTCCCGCTGATCGTGACCGGGTTCGAGGTCCCGTCCTCGAAGAAGAGCGGCGTCACGATCGGCCCGATCGGCGACCCGCCACCGTCCAGCTCCTGGTATCGGACCTCGACCTCGACGTCCTGGGATGCGAGCGTCGAGCCCGAGATGCGGAAGAGCCCGCCCGCGAAGAGCAGTCCGACGACGCAGGAGTCGCCCTCGACGGTCATGTCGTAGGAGACGGCCTGGCTCCAGTCGGTGACGACCGGATTGCCCGAGGCGACGGTCTCGTTCCCGACGACCTGCCCGACGGTGAAGAACGTTCGGACCGACTCGAAGCCCGGGATGTGCGACTGATTCGCGTTCCCGAGGCGCAGGCTCACGAAGACGTTGGAGAAGTTGTCCGCCGTGTTCCCCTCGATCTTCATGCCGACGGGGAGCGAGCCGGGCTGGAGATCGTCCTGGTCGGTCTCGTATCCCCCGATCGAGTGGACGGGGCCGTGGCCGAGCGCGAGCAGGAGGTGGAGCGTCGACGTCACGCCGACGACGGCGTCGTTCGAGTCGACCTCCAGCGCGCTCTCGACGTACTGGCCGATCACCATGCCGCCGACGAGGTGCTCGCCGAGGATCGCGGGGAGCGGCTGTCCGTTGGCCTGGTACTCCGTGCGGATCCCGGACCACCCGTAAGTCGGGGACTCCTCGATCCGCGGGGTCGCGCTCGGCTTGGGTGGCGCGAAGATCTTGCCGACCACGGTCGCGGCGCCAGCCGCGGACAGGAAGATCGCCGACGCCGCGTTGAAGATCCCGACCGCGAACCCGCCCGGGAGGGGAATGACCTCGACGATCGCGCCGGGCGCGACGCGGGCGTCGTCCCAGCACTCCGAGGGGATCTCGACCCCGTCCCGCAGGATGCGGAGGTACGAGAAGTGAGCGAGCCGCGCGGGGATCAGATCCCGGAGGCTCTGACCCGCCCACGCCTCGACCGACGACTCCCGGTCGCCCGGGTCGAGCGGGTTTCGGAGCGTGATGATGCGGACGACCGGGCCCTCGAGGCTCACGCCGCACCTCCGATCCAGCGGTAGGCGCCGACGACGGCGACGATCTGGTCGATCCGAACGACGTGGACCCCGGCCCGGACCGTGCAGGTCACGCCGAGCCGCTCGGGGACGTTCGAGACGACCGTGAGGTGCAGCGGGGCCGGGCCCTCGACGGATCGCGAGACGATCAGGTCGCCGACGCGGCCCGCGCCCTCGACGCCTCCGAGGCTCTCCCAGCGGGCGGACTGATCGCGCAGCTCCTCCACCAGACGGCCCTCGGCCGCGGCGTAGTCGGGCGTCCAGACGATGCGGTCGGGGACGGAGACGCCACAGCGCCGCATGGCCTCGAGCGCGGTCTCGGCGCAGTCCGCCTCCGACCACCTCCGGCCGATGATGTCCGCGAAGTCGACGACGTCCATCATCCCCTCGCCGGGATCCCCGGGAAGCCGCCGAACCGGCGGTACTGGACCCCCGGCTGGGCGTTGTCGATCTGCCACTGGCGGCGATCCTTGCAGTCGGTGGGTTGCTTGCCGCACGCCCCGAGCGTGTCGCCCGAGTCCCCGGCGAACCCGCAGAGGCGACCGCGGTACGCCCACCGGCACGTCGTCCGCGAGATCCGCTCCGTCGGGACCGTGTAGTCGTGGACGTTCTCGAGCGAGAGCTGGAACGTCACGTTCTGCTCGTCGCCCGCGACATCCGAGACGGTGGTCTCGAACAGCCGCGACGCCGTAGGGTCGAGTAGATGGCTCGCGTGGACGACGCGGAGCTTGACCTCCTGGTCGATCAGGTTCCCGTGCGCGA